AGGCATATGTGAACATGGCAAACCGAGATTACCCCGCTGAGATGGCGAAGATTTGGGCCACTCCTGAAAAGGAGTTGCAGCGAAATAGCGTGCTGGTGTTTGACGGTGGCAACCTGACAATCCGCCAGAACGGTCCGCAGGCAGGATGGGGCGTCTTTGCCATTAATGAAGATCAAGTCGAACTGATCGCAGAGAAAGCTGAGTGGGAAATTCCCCCATCCGAGTTAAAGGCCCTCCGCGATTTTCTCAATAAGGCGTTTCCGCAATGACAACAGCGCAAAAGCCTCAAGAGCGGTTCACCATTGGCCGCCAGCCGTGCCAGAACTTCCTGCGCGGTGATGCTGACATTGCGGCATTAGGCGTAGGCAACCGCCGCAATCTGCATCAGTGTCCGACGTGCTGCGGCAACCGCGCTTGGTGCGATAACTGCAACACTGATCATCACGACGGCGGCTGGGAAACCTGCAAGGTCGGGGCATACGATTACGTCGAAGATGATCAGTAATGTGGAATGAATGACAAACGGGAGATTTAGATGAGCCTCTACAATATGCTTTTCGGCACCAATCCGTTCTCTGGCGTCCTGCTTCAAATGCTCGGCACGACCACAGACAGCATCCCGCGCTATCGAGACTGCTTCCTGAGCGAGGACGGCACAGAAATTATCATCCACACCCGCACGGGTGGCGGAAATCGAGACGCCTACGAGAAGGGCGGCGAGTATTGGGAGGAGGGCCAGATCGACAACGATACGTTGCGCGCCATTCCCGGCTTCAAACACGACGCCGACGATGATTTTGACTGCACCTACGCAGACTTCCACTACACCATACCCGAGCCATTCAAGGATCAGGTTGCCCTGCTGAAAGACCTCGGCGCCGTCGCAAACCCGGCTGAGTGGTGGCGGGAAGTCCTAGACGGCCTTCGCAAGAGTGACACGTCCAATCCTGATGTGCAGCGCGCGCTAACCGTTGGCGAGCAGATCATGGGCAAACTCAATGCCGCTATAGATAAAGGCGAGAGCGGCATCGTCACCGTTTGATCACATATGACTGAAACGGAAACATGACCCAGGACGATGACACGATCACGCTGAAGGACGCCGCAAGCCACTACGGCTATACGGTTTCCACACTCCGCGCGGAGGCGGGTCGTGGTCGCTTGACAATCTACAGGATCGGGAAGCGATATTATACAACCCCCGCCGATATCAAGGAAATGGTCAAGCAATGCCGCGTCGATCTAAAGGGCCGAGACTTTACCTTGATCCGAGGCGGAAGCAGTGGGTCATCCGAGACGGAACGCGCTTCGTCCGCACTGGCTGCGGCGAGGGAGACGGCGCTCGGGCTGAGAAATTCCTCGCGCAATACATCGGCCACAAGCACAGGCCAGAACCGTCGAGCGCGCCCATGATCGCGGATGTCCTCAACGTCTATGGGACTGAGGTTGCCCCGCACAAAAAGTCGGCGCGCAACATTGGCTATAACATTGGGAATTTGCTGAGTTGGTGGGGCGATAAGACTGCCATTGAAATCTCAACCAAGACCTGCCGGCAATACGCCGCGACCAAAAGCGCGTCGGGAGCCGGCGCCGATCTGAAAATCCTGCGGGCCGCCACGCTGCATTGGCACCGGGAATATGGCCCGCTGCAATTCATGCCGACATTCTGGCGCCCGGCAGAGAACCCGCCGCGCGAACGATGGCTGACGCGATCGGAAGCCGCTAGCCTGCTTAAGGCCGCAAGGCCCTATCAGCACCTTCGCCGAATGATCCTGCTGGGGCTCTACACCGGCTCACGTCCTGGCGTGATCCTCGCCATGCAATGGGACCAAATAGACTTGCGGGCTGGCGTTATGTCGCGGGTCCGCGCTGGCGCTCGGCAGGACGAAAAGAAACGCGCGCCGAAGGTCCGCCTTGGCAGGCGCATCCTGGCTCACCTGAAGCGATGGAAGCGCCTTGACGGTGCCGGCCGATATATCTGCCACTTCGAAGGCCGCGCGCCGCGCGATCCGCATACGAGCTGGCGCAAGGTCATCAAGGCCGCGAAGCTTTCAGGCGTCACCCGGCACACGCTGCGGCACACCCGCGCGACATGGATGATGCAGGCCAACGTGCCGATTTGGGAGACGGCTGGCTTCCTTGGGATGACCGTCAAGACGTTAGAACGGGTCTATGGGCACCATTCCCCGACCCATCAGGAAAGGGCGGCTAATATATAGCTGTGCCGTGGCACAGATATATGTGGAAATTAGCTAATAGTTTCAAATCCGGCTTGCTTCCAGGCCAGAATGAGAGTAGAGCTAAGTTACTGTTTTTCATAGGTAGAACGAAGCGGAACGACCATGAACGAAACAGGAAACCAACTCGATTTCTGTGCCGAAGCTGTGCCGCAGCATTCGACCTCACAATGACAAGGAGAGTTTTGGTGGATGAGGAAGTAGCGCTACCCGCCACCTGACTTGCCGGGGGAAAGAACCGGCTGACACTTCGGAATAGGCCCACCGGGAAACCGGACGAAGGCGGATCGGATGAAGCCGCAGGGATTAAAAGTTGCACCTGAGTATCCGGCTTGGAATGCAACCGTAGGCCCGGCCATGACGAAACTAGGGATTAAATGGAATACGAGGCCGGTGTGGTCCCGGCCTCGACTTAAAAAGTTCTGATACCAACTGTATAGGAACAACCCATGTCGTTTGAATTTTCTGCCCCGTCCGTCCACCGCGTCAGGAACATGACGGCGGAAGCTCAGGTGGTCAACGAAGGAACAGAGAACCCATTCGCGTGCCTTCATTTGACATTTCACGGCGATGGTGGCGAGGCCACGATGGAAGCGTTTTTTGTCGCCAGCAGCATCAACAAAGCCAAGGCGTTGGCGGCCGTAATCAACGCGCTCACTCCCGATCTGAGCGAAAGCGCGGCGTGACCGCTTACTCCGCATGAATGACAGGTGATGCTAATGCCAAGAAAGATAATTCAATTTACGGTTATGCCATACGGATTTTTTGGCATCACTACTGGCTATCGGCAGCACGCTCTTTGCGATGACGGAACACTTTGGTATCGCGATGCCACAAACGAGAGAGATAGTAAGTGGCATTTGGTTGACGATGAAATCCCGCACGTACAATAGGGGCCGTCATGTCCGTTAACGCCACATATGCTCACACGCCCGGTCCTTGGCAAACTGGCGAGAATCTTAACGGGCCGAATTTGTCCGTATTCTCTGGCGGTCAAATTGTCGCGGACTGCGCTTTTCCTTCCGACAATACGATTGCGGAAGCCAACGCGCGCGTGATCGCCGCCGCGCCTGACCTCTTAGAGGTAGCGATCCGCTGCGAACAAATGGTCAGCACCACCAATGGTCCGCCTGACTGGGACTGGATCAGATCAGTAATCAAAAAGGCCATCCAGCCATGAACCTCACCGCCCTGATCCGCGCCTACCAGACCGACGAGGACTCGCCGTACTACGGCTCCCGCCTTCGCCTCTGTACGCGCAACACCTATGACAGCCTGTGCAAGCGCGTAGAGCAGGACATGGGCAGCCTGGAACTGCACGAAATAAAGGCGCGCGAGCTGCTGCACTGGCACGCCAAGTTCTTGGAAGCCGGCACCGTCGCCATGGGACATTCGGTCATTGGTATGCTCCGCATCCTGACCGGGTTCGGCGCGACGATCCTTGAGGATGCCGAGTGCGTCCGTATCTCTACCGTGCTCGGCAACATGCGGTTCAAGATGCCGCCGGCCCGCAAGGAAAGCCTGACGGCCGATCAAGCCATCCGGGTCCGCGCTGAGGCGCACCGCCTGGGCCGCCGATCGATTGCCTTGATGCAGGCGTTCCAATTCGACCTGATGCTGAGGCAGAAGGATTTGCTTGGCGAGTACGTCCCGCTATCCGAGCCGGGCGTATCGGACGTTATCGACGGCGACCTGAAATGGCTACGCGGTCTGCGGTGGGAGGAGATCGACGCAGATTTCATCCTTACCCATGTCACCAGCAAGCGGCAGAAGGAAATCACCGTTGACCTAAAGCTGGCCGACATGGTGATTCAGGAATTGATGCTGTGGTTCGGCGCCATTGATCGAGCCAGGATGCCAGCCAGCGGCCCGGTGATCGTCGCTGAGACAACCGGCTTGCCATGGCGCGCGATTGAGTTTCGCCGCAACTGGCGGAAGGCCGCCAATGCGGCCGGCGTGCCCAAGACGACGTACAACATGGATACGAGAAGCGGAGCTATTACCGAGGCTCTAAACGCGGGCGCACCTATCGAGCTTGTCCGCAAGTCCGCCACGCACAGCAATTCGAGCATGACGAGCCGGTATAGCCGTGGCGACGCTGAGGCAACCGCCGAAGTCATGAAACTGCGCGCGGCCAGCAGGGAGGGATAGAGATGGCGAAGAAGGCAGGGCATTGGCTTGTGACGCCGAGGCGCGGGAAAAGCCATGGGTTTGAAACGACCAAGGCGATGGTCGAATACGTGAAGAAGCACTGCGGCTGCATGATTAGCTGGGTGCGCGCGTAGTCTGGCGATATAGGGACAAGGAAAGAGGCAATGAACCGGACAATCTGGAAGGTAGTTTTGAAGGTTACCGACGTGCAGGAGATAAGCGTTCCTGCCGGCGCCGAGCTTCTATGCGCCAGGGAGCAGCGCGAAGATATTTGCGTTTGGTTCCGCTGCGACCCGTCCGCAGCAATAGAGCCACGAAAGATCGCCATCGTTGGCACGGGGAATCCTGCGCCAGCCGATGGCCGCTATCTCGGCACTGCTTCGCTGCGCGGCGGCCAATTGATGTTCCATGTTTTCGCATGGCCGAACTGACCATATTGCAGCGGTATGAGGACATGAACCACTATCTGGAAAATGACGCGGTGCTTTCGGATTGCGGCAAGTACCGCTACCTCCTGCGACGGACGTGGGACCACGCGAAGCCACGCGCTCTGCTGATCATGCTTAACCCGTCTACCGCAGATGCCAAGCAGGACGACGCCACGATCCGTTCTTGCGTCCGGCTGCTGGCCGGGCTCGGCTACGGCAGCATGGAAGTCGTCAACGTGTTCGCGTGGCGTGCGACTAACCCGGACGAGTTGGCAAAGCAGTCGGACCCTGTAGGACCCAACAACTTGCCGACTATCGAGGCTGCAATAGGCCGCTGTGACGTAGCAGTCTGCGCCTGGGGCGCATACCCGGCGGCCAAGCAATATGCAGTCAAACCGCTGAATACGATCAGGTCACGCCGGCCAGCGGTCTATTGCTTCGGAAAGACGAAGCACGGCGCTCCAAAACATCCGCTCTATATCAAGAGCGGGACGCAACTCGAAGTGTTTGCATAGTAGTGGATACGAAGCATGAAAAAACGAAAACATCCGGCCTTCAAATACCATGTGTCATACCGAACCACAAAGAGGTTCGGTATCATGAATCATGTTGGCGGAATTTGGACGCCGAATACTTTTGAAAGCGCGGAGGGCGCCCAAAAGTATTTAGACGATGAGCGATCGCACTTTCCAAGAAACGGCCTGAAAAATCACAAGGTCGTCCCCGTGCGAGTTACCATTACGCCATTGAAGGCCAGATAGGAGACATGCGATGCCGAAACGCATCCAACTGAGCCGGACAAAGGGCTGGCGTCTTCCGCCTCGAACCGTGAAGGTCGATCGCACTACGCGGTTCGGCAATCCCTATCGCATTGGCGAAAGCATTGACATGAAGCAGGCCCGGCGATGGGGCTGGAATATATCGCCCACGGGCCAGATCATCGTATGCGGGGACGCCGCCCAGGCTGTCGAGAAGTTTCGCCACGCGCTGTTTTGGGACGTAGCCATTCACGACTTCATCCGTAACGAGCTTGGCGGCAAAGACTTGGCGTGCTGGTGCGATCTCGACGCGCCGTGCCACGCCGATGTTCTGATTGAGATCGCCAATTCGGACGCCCAAGATATTCGCGCGGCTCAAGACAACATCGATGACAAGATCATCGCTGCGGCTGGCCAATGCTTAGATGTGGGCCGTTAATGACACGCATATTTGAAACCGAGAAGTGTGACTCTTGCGGCAGGTTCATGAACTGCGGCGAAGTCGGCGCGTCGTGGTCGCAAACGTGGTCGTATTCCATGAGCGGAGAGCCTGACCTTCACGACCCAGGCTGGCGTTGCGCCAAGTGTACCGAGAAACACGGGCCGCGTGACACGAACTGCGCACACCCGGAACGATATAGCGGCGTAGTTCGTCCGCATAGAGAGGGTTAATGACAATGAAGTTTGCCTACGCAGACCCGCCCTATCTTGGATGCGGCAAACTGTATGCAAAGAACCACGTCGATGCGATCGACTGTGACGACCCGAATTGGCATGAGCAATTGGTGCGGATGCTTTGCGAGGACTACCCGGACGGATGGGCCATGTCGCTCAGCTCGCCGTCCCTCAGAACCATACTCCCGTTTTGTCCGCATGATTGCCGGGTGTCGGCTTGGGTAAAGCCATTTGCTATCTTTAAGCCGAACGTCAACCCGGCCTATGCGTGGGAGCCGGTGATCTGGCGGGGCGGTCGCAAGTTCACACGCGCCGACGATACGGTGCGGGATTGGGTTTCGGCCAACATCACCCTTAAGCGCGGGCTGACAGGCGCAAAACCACGCGACTTTTGCAAATGGGTCATCGGCCTGATGAATGCACAGCCAGGGGATAGTTTTGTTGATCTGTTTCCTGGCACCGGAGCGTTCGGGGCAGCGTGGGATGACTACGCAGGAACGTCTACACCGCAAGAACTGTTCGCATAGGATAGGTTAGGAAACATGGCCGGTCGCAACTTCCACAAGAACCGCACGAAAGAACGCAAGCAGCGTCAAGCCGACGCGCGCGATCTGGCGATGCTTCGCAAGAAGGCGCTTGCCTATGAGGGCGTCACTGAGCGGAACGTACAGAGCAAATCTGCCCAGCAACTTCGTCGGATAGTCGCGCTGGGAAAGTATCGGCCGCACCTGTTCGGGCCGAACTTGAGCACGTTGGAAGCGGCAATGACGGCGCGCGGGTTGCGCCGATAGGGGTGGTCATGGGACAGGTGATTAATTTACGGAAGCGGCGCGCATGGATCGAGCTTCGGAAAATATTGCGGAGCGGTCGGCTTGTTCTGCCACGCATCAGCCCCAGGCCGGAACCGCCAAAGACAGATGCTGGCATGGCGTTCGCCTACATGCTTGAAGCGATGAAGCGCCGCTGATGACGCGAGAATGACAGATCGGAATACGACCATGAAGTGTGATGCTTGCGAGCGCGGCGACCACGACAACTGCGGAATGCAGACGTGGTGCAAGTGTGATTGCGCTGGACCTGATGCCATCGGAATGCCGGACCCTAGCGACATTATCGGCCATAAGACATTCGATACCGGCGAGATCGACGAGGCTACAGGATTTCCGAAGCTGCGGCACGAGCCGCTGACGCGCGCCGAAGGCGAGGCATTGTGGGAGGCCGCTAAGGCCGCAGAAGCTCAACGCGCGGTCGATATGCCGGACGAGAAATCAGCTATCGAGGCGATGTTCCGCGCGTGGCAGCGCCTAAAAGAACTGGGCTGGCGCGAGGGACAATATGCGCCGCGTGACGGGACGACATTCAGGACAATCGAGCTTGGATCAACCGGCATCTTTGATTGCGACTGTCGCGGCGAATGGCCGAACTGCACATGGACGACATACGATGACCGTGACGCCTATCCATCGTCACAGGCTCCCGCGTTGTTCAAGTTGATGCCAGACGATCAGGCAAAGTACGACGCCCGCATGGCTGAGGCGCGAGCGAAGTACGCGGCCGAAAATGTTCGCTAATGCGCCATGAGAGGACAGATGAAAACCTGTGACACATGCCCGTCGCCGCACCAATGCGCTCAGGAAGGCGAGTGCATTGAGGCTGGGTTCTCTGGCTTTAGTGAAGCCAATCACCTTTTGGCTGACAGCGCAGAGGAACGCGAGGCGTTACGCCGTAGGCCACACAAAACCATGACGCCGAACGAGTATGCGGCCCAAACCATTGTTGGATGGCATGAAGTGTGCCGCAATGTGGACGGCTGCGGAAATGTCGGCGTCCGCTATCTAGGAATTGCACGTTAACCGCCGCAATCAGGACATGACCGATGCGATTAGATATAATTGTTCTTTTGGTTCTATACGCTGTCGGGTGGTGCGCATGTTCGGGCCAAATGATCCAATATGGTCGGAACAAAGCCAACGTACATCCCGCTGCTTGGGTGGTCACAGGAGTCGTAATGGGGGCGATTTGGCCAGCGGTTGTTATCGTTGGGGTATCAGTAAAATACACTGACTTGGTTGATGAGTGGGGCAATACGAAGCACTGATATGGCTAGTATGAGCGCAAAACATAAACGGCCAGATATCGAGCGCGCGACGTGGTTGCGCGAGAGAAGCAATTGGGCTGGCGTATCATGTTTGATTTGGCCATTCTCCAAATGTCGCGGGTATGGAAACCTGAAATATCAGGGCAAGATTCGGAGAGCGCACCGGGTTATGTGCGAGATGGTCAACGGCAAGCCACCATCGGATCGTCATGAGGCTGCGCATTCCTGCGGCAATAGGGCCTGCGTAAACCCACATCATCTAAGCTGGAAAACTAGGGCGGAAAACCAAGCCGACACAATTGCCCAAGGAAAGGCATATTCGAATGCCGGTAAGACGCGGGATAAATTGACACGCGCCCAGGCTCTTAAAATCAGAAGTATGCGAGGGGCTTACTCTCAGGGAGAGATTGCCGCAGAATATGGAGTGTCCTATTCGACGGTTGCAAAAATTCATCGCGGAGAAATCTGGAAATAGCTCACATATCGGAAGGCAATGACAATGGAACAGCACCGCGACCACGTAAATGCTTGGCTGCTCCATATGTTGATCGCAGGTCAATACGACGACCACGTTTGGGCATGGCGAAGCTATCTGGTCCAACTTCGCGGCTTCTATGCTCATCTCTTGCAGCACCAGGAGCCGCTCGGTATCACGCTATCGCCCCTCGATCTTTGGGGCCTATATGCACGCTAATAGGTAGGATGTGAACATGGGCGACATTGGATTTTCCTGGAACGAATACGATCCGCGCCTTGCCGACCTCCGCAGGGCGTGGGTTGCGCACTACATGCGCAAGGGTTGTTCCGAGTGGAAAGCTCGGAGGCTTGCTGAAAAGAAGTTCTTTACGTGGCCGCCCCGCGCGCCATAGACATCACAACTATGACAAACGTAGAAAAAAGCATCAAATTTGCAGCACTCCGCCAAATAGCCAGAGCTATTTGCAAGTCAAGAACATGTGAGGGGGTTCGCTGCTGCGAATGGCCCGCGAATAGAGGTCGCACAGAATGCCCAGTCGAGCGTGGTGGCTATGATGATGCAGCCGAGGCGGCCCTTGAGGCCGTGCGTGAACTTGAGCGTTGATGCCTGAACAGTGAGCACGCCATGACAGACAAAGAACTTTCCAAGTGCCTTGAGATTGAGGCCGAGCGTGACCTCGCCAAGATAGAGATAGAGCGGCTGCTGGCAATCAACAAAGAACTCTGCGGTGCCATGCGCGACGTGATGTGCTGGTATTCATCCGGCTTTGCACCCCAATCTCAGGCAATGGCAACTGAGCGGGCGAATAAAGCGATGGCGGCCGCAGAAGCCGCATATGAGCAGACAGCGAGCAATCCATGAACGAATGGCGCGAGAGAATACAGACCAACACAAACGCTACAACGGTCTATATCTGGATAAGCTTGCCGTCGCGGATTTACTTTTCGTTTCTGCGCTGGCGCTGGATGCTCAGATATTAGCGAAACGCGATCACTGCCCGTTCCGCAGGTAGTCATCCCAGCGCGCCAGCCCGTACAGGACTGCGAAAATCGCTATGACCCCGAGCACGATGTAGCCGAGCATTGCCTAGCTCCTCAAGAACAGCAGGACGGCGACAAGCAGCATGACCACCGGGAGCCAATACAGGCACACGATAACGGCCCTCACAGCCTCGCCAATGCTAAGGCTGAGATGGCGTAGCGTCATCGGCTGGCCATTCTAGAGCCGTGCTTAGGTCTGGTGGTATCGACCAAAATTCCCGGCAATTTGCTGATGGTGAATTCAACATTTCCGTGATGCTTGGTTCCGTTGAATGACACAACGCGCCACGCCCCTTCCTGACCCCCGACTATGCCCATGACGTGACCGGGCATAACCACAGCCACGCGCGGTCCAGGAGCAGACGCGCGTTCAAATCGCCGGGGCCAATCCCATGTCCCGTCAAGCCCTGGACCTAGATTCCAATAGGCCGCTAGGCGCTGTCCACACGACTTGACAACGCGCCATGTGCCGGCCGGCGTCGGGATTGGTACGCGATCCCAAATGCGATACCCGCGATAGCGTCCGCTATTCCCACTGGCATCGCGCCTAGTGACTTCTCTGGAAACCGCTTGAGGACCGCAGTAGCGGTCGCCGCAGAACTCGATTAGGTGACTTTGAACTTGGTGGTGTTTTGCTTTGTGATGGCGTGCGGTAGCGGGGGTCGCGGTCACGCAAGCAAGCGCAATCGCGACAGCAACGAGCTGTCGTCGGTTCATCTCTAAATCCTGATGTTGTGGAAGGGCTACGCAGTTACCGAGGAGGGTATTCGCCTTCAATGGCCTCGCGGACGAAACCGCGACCGTGCTTCAATTCTCGAATGTCCTGTTCGACGTTCGATAGGCGCAAGTCGGTAAGCGCCATTTTCGAGACGACAGAACTCAATTCCTTGATTTCAACCTTCATGTCAATTACGTCGCTCTTGAGATTTGAAACACTGTTTTTCACGGTAATCATTCCGGCTAAGCCACCAAGCGCAAGCACACTGATTTCAATTATATTACCGATGGTTATGGTCGCATCAATCATGATTCCAATGCCCATGGCTGACGGCCCCAACTTGTGGTTGAATAGTTCCAGCCATGCTGCGAAGCCTCCGTGCTTCGTAATGTGGTCAGGGTTGGTGCGACGTTCACGCGCCGCACTGACCCGCTACTTAGGCCCGTCAGCCCGGCCCCATTGCGGATCGCCACTGCCGGCAAGACTTGTGCCGCTGTTCTTTCCGGTCAGGAAAGAGACCAGCACGCACACAAGAATAATCATTCCAATGTACGGCCACATTAGCGCGACCGGCTTGGAGCATCAGGAACGGCAGGCGTGCAGCCGCCTATGCCACCAGCGCAGTTTTTTCCACACGCCGCCAACACCATGCAGGCGATGAGAATAGCAATGGCTGCTCGCATCATGACGCCTGCCCTCCTTGCGCCTGATCCCACCATCGCTGCGTCTCGTCGTGCGTCCAGCCAGGAGGATCAACTCCTGCGATGTGGGCGCCTAGCGTGGCTAGTTCGTGGTCACTGACGCCCGCAAGTTCACCACCAGAGCCCGTCTTGAGGAACGAAGCGAAGTCGCGCAAGTGCTGGGTAAACTCCGGCGCGGCCTCCTTGAATGCCGAGAATGCCTCGGGGCCACCCTTCACCGCATCCTGCAATAGCGGGATAGCAGTTTCGGCATAAGGCTCCGCCTTCTGGATGAATGCGATAAACGGCGCGGCCGGCGGGTAAGCAATCGATGCAATCGGCCCGACGAAGCTGAGGATTGTGCCAATGGCACTCATTACAGCCTCCCTTGCTCAGCAAGCACAACTTTGGCAAATGCAGCAGACGCAGCAGCAAGCGCGCTGCCTGCGTTCTGCACCGGCCGCCTATCGCAAATGCCCTGCACGGCCGCTACTGCGTCTGCCTCGATGCGAAACGCTGTGCCATTTGCATTCTTTGATTTGAGGACATTACGCGCCGCCATGTCCGCCGTAGAAAGGTTCGCACACAGCACATCGAGAGAATATTCTGCTGCATCGGCCGCCATTTGTTTTTCAGAGTCGGTACAACTTGCCAGAGCCAGCGCGAGCAGCGGGACGATTAGAAGGCGTTTCATTGCATAACTCCTATTATGATGCCGCCCGAGCGGTTTCAGCCACGGTAGCTTTTGCGCTCGGAATGGCTTCGATCTTGTTCAGGGATTTATCAACGGCCATTGCAGCCAACGTGGCGTTTGCCCTTTCGTTGACTAGGATTTTCTCAACGCCCGGCATTTCACGGACGGCGGCAACCTGCCCTCCCTGCCCGGTCAGGAACGTAAGAACGATGCCGAGAACACCGGAGACGAAACCGGACAGGGAAACGATTTCCTTGACAATCAGAGGAGCCGCCGACCCGAACGGTGCAAAGATATCGGTTAGCTGCGTGCCGCCCGTCGCGACAAATCCAAGAATGCCAATCGTCAGAGCTATTTTTTGTGCGGTGTTCAATATTGTCTCCTATTGTGAAACCGATAGCGCAGACTTCCACTTGGCAAGCCATGCAATGCGTTGTTCAATCCCGATAAACCCGCCGTTCAATCGCTTCGTGACGTTTCGCACGTCATCATTTTCGGAAGGCGGAACACACCCGCAAATCACAAAGTCAGCCACGCCGCATTCAAGGGCGTTCTCTGGTGAGCTTACGAGATCGGGATGGTTGACAAGATCGAGGCCGGTCTTGGCGCTAAGCTTCTCGTAGCCCTCGCGTCCGGTCGTTTGAGCAAGCCCGCGACCGATGAATGCCGAGCCGTCATGCGTACCTAGGCGATTGCCCATGCGGTTCCCGTACACGCTGTCCATAAGCTTCGTATGGAAAGCAGGATCGCCTTCAAATGAACCGACCTTTCGGTAAACCTCACCCTCATTGCTGAAACGAGACGGCCATACCTGACAGGCCCGAGACGGGGAGTAGTTGATGTTCTCCACCATTTCCGTGCCGCCCCCGCATTCATGGCTGAATTGGGCCATCGCGTGGGCTACAACGAGCGGGGTGGTAATCCCGTATTTTGGGAAAACAGTCGGGGCACTGGCCGCAATTCCAGCGACTAAACCCGGTATTTTCTGATCGCCGTGCGGCCAAAGGCGCCGCAGCGTTGCTTCGTCAAACATTGCGAATTGCCTTCCTTTAGTTACCCGCGCTAGAATGCGGCCTGCCCCGGAGCCGCCATGACACGGAATTACAGCGAGACGGACATTCTCAAGATGCGCGGGGCCTTAAAAATCCTTCGCCGCACCGAGGACGATAAAGTTCTTGATCATCACGTTGAGGTCAGAAAGATGCAGGATGCCGACCCCGACTCCATGATCGAGGAGGCAGTGGATAGGCTTCGGCACGACTATTTCTAGACACACCTAAGGAAGCGCCATATGTGGAAATCGAAGGAATTTAACGAAGGTACCGCTGCGTTTCGTGCCGGACAATTCCTGCGCGATAACCCGCATCATCCGAAGTCAGAGCAATGGACTGATTGGTACAACGGGTGGAGAAACGAGCGGCAGTATCTAATGGACAAAGGCAGTCAGGCGGCGGCCGAGGCCACCAACCGCTAATCCTTTTTCTCAGGTTCGTACTTGTCCTTTAACGCCTTGATTTCTTCCTTCAGCTTCGCGACCTGTTCGGCATAGCTGAAAGCCTGCGCGCGCACGTTAAGATCGCGCTGGATATCTTCGAATAGAGCCGAGTTGCAGGCTTGCAGTTGGTGAGCCGTTGTCGGTTGCTGCGCGAATGCAGGGGTTGCGAGCAACAGTAAAGCCAAAACAATCTTCCTCATGTGCAATTCGCGCCCTTCGTTGTGAGAAGCCCAAAGGTGAAAACATAGGTGTTTGCTGCGGTCACGGTGCATGTCGTGCTGACGCCAGCCGACCCGTTCGCGTTAAATCCACCGTTCGCCCGGATGACCGCCGTAGAAGTCACGTTTCCGCCATCGGCAATAGTAAAAACCGTTGACCCGTTATCCATGCCAAGGAATATGGCATCAGTCTGCGCTCCGTTGTCCGCGATTAGGGCGGCTGAGGTTGTCGGGAATGTTGTCTGATTGAGCGAGAACCACCCTCCGACATGGACGGGAGACGACCCTGTATTTATTGCCGAGCCAGCAACAGCGATATTGGTTGCAGAGTTCTTGGCAACCTGAGATAGGCCAACCAAACCAAAATTGAATGACCCGTTTGATGCAACACCGCCAGCGCCTACATTGGTTACTGTTCCTGTACCGTTGGTATTTGCCGTCACTCCAAGGTTGGTGACGAAGCCGTTTGAGCCGGCGGCAGGGATAACCGTCGTTCCAGTGCCGAGGTTTGCGTTTATGAAGATGCCTGCCCGAGTAGAATTTGGCCCGGTATATCCAGCATTATAACCAACATTGAGCGCAAAATTATTCTGCGAAGCCGACCCGGCTCCTATAATGCTAAAGATAATTCCAGACTGCGTCGCAGCGGGAGATGCTGGTTGCGTTGCAGCTATGGTTAAAGCGGATGCGCCAGCGGCAAGCGTTCCTGTATTAATGGTTGTTGATCCAACTGGATCAACCGTGAACCCTGTTGCCTTGATCGCATTGGTCGCCCACGTCCCACCAGACAGATCAATTCCGTATGTTCCTGATCCTCGAACATGCAAAGGACCAAGATATTCGTCAGAGCCGATACGTCCAACAACCTTGCTACCAGCGCCGGAAACTACGACACTCCCGACGCCACCGATAATGCTGTTGTTATTCGCCGTTCCACTCTCGACAATTGACCCCGTGCTAAACGTACCTTTGGCGATAAACCCCACAATGCTGTTGTTGCTTGAGTTGGACAGCAGGACGGATTGAGTTCGCGACGTTGACGTATATGCGGTGCCGCCAACAACTGAATTATAGCCAGTATTTGTGAACTTGTAGTCTTCGGCCCCGAGGTTGAAAAAGATGTTGTTAGAGAACCCGAACTGCTCGCTGGTATCCTCGACGCTAACTCCAACCTGTGTTGCGGTTGGATCATTGCCAGTATGAAACTGGCTGTTTGACGTGGTGGTCCATGATGTGCCGCCACGGATGCGAAGCTGAATCTGCGCGTTACTGTTGAAGTTTATATGATCAAGTCCGGCATCGTTGCCGAGCGCATTGAAATCGATGGCCGCGGTCGACGCCCGATTGCTGCCGCCAAATTCCGTGCCAGTGATGTTGATATTGTAAATGCCGGTAGCCGTAAGCCCGGCATTTCCATCGGCGTTCTTGTCCCAATCGAGAACCTGCCCGCCCCACATATTAAGGCCGACATAAGCCGATCCAGGTGCGAGATTGATGCCGACACCGGGGGCATTGATTACGTTTACGTTGTTGAGGGTATTGAGAATGCCGCCGACAAACGTAACGGCCGCACCGCCTCCTGGGTTCGCCGTTCCGTTGGCGTCGAACGTCGTATCTTTGAGCGTGACACCTTGGTGATAGGCGTCAGCGCCAAATGCAGCGAAGTTTCCAACGTGACCGGCAGACCATTGCAAGAAACTCCGGCCGTTGCCTGCGCCCTGCACCAATAGATTATAGGAATTTGTGGCCGTTCCGTACCAATTCAACCCGTCCAGCGCGTATGTACCGCCGATGAGATTTATATTTTTCCCATCTGCGCCAGCGGAGTTTGCTGACGCAAGAAACGCAGCCATATTAGTGACCGCACTTGCCGAAGTGAGGCCGCCGAAATCAGTAACAGACAGCGTATCTGCCGCCTTGCTATTCCATGTCCGTGTCGCCGCTCCCGTCCCGGCCTGCAAGAATCCCTGAAAGCTTGGATTGGATGACGCGCCATTGCTGAATAAGCCATAACCGGCCGTTCCAGGTGCTGCGAACTTAAATCCGGTTCCGGTGCCCGCACCAATAGGAATGGAATATTGCGGCGTCTGCCATTGCGCGGCGGCAGGCAGGCACAAAAAAACCGCCCCAAGGGCGGCTAAACAAACCGATTTGATGTGTCTCACTTCATGCTCTCCAAGTGACGGTCATAACCATATTGGCAGACGTTCCGTAGAACGTGCTGTTGACGGTTGTTTTTTCAAGGCAACAGAGATTGGAAATCCCCAATGTCGGGGCAACAGTTAGCGTTGACGTTCCTGTTCCTGGCACCGCCGCCGCCGTGGAAATAATGGTGGGAGCCATACCGGCAAATGCAGTGGTTGAATTGAAGCCGACCCCGATAATAGGACCGCCGGTAGAGCTGTTCGTTGACCCCGCATTCTGCCCAAACTCAATATTGTAAATATCCTCTGCAAGACCGCTAAAAACAACGCAACCATTCGAAGCGGTACCACTCCCGACATTAAACTCTGTTGCCGAATAAGCCGCCGGCACATTGTTTGAGGCGCGGATTGTTGCCGAGTTGTAAGTCCAAGAGGCCGTGTCGTCACCGACCTGAATGGTCACAGGAACGCGATTGTAAGCGTTCCAAATTCCCCATTTTCGATTCTGACCTCGTGTACGCAGACACGATACTTGGCCATTGGTGCCATCCATATAAATGGACCCGACATACGTTCCTTGATTTGCCGCAACGGTCGTTGTCGTGGTTCCGTCACCGTATCGCATCGTCATGGATACGGCATTCGTATTAATGCCGCTGAGACGGGACAGCGCCGTCCCGCCTGCCCCCGTGCCGCGCGCGCATGATCCTGCCGTAACAGACCCGCCGGAACCTGCGCTCCATGACGGACTGCTTCCAAGTGTGGCCACGCCGTTCAGCAGGAAGATGTAGCAATCATAGATATTGGCCGCGACCAAGCTTGAAGTCAGCGTGTATTGAAGCTGAGAAATTATGCTGGTCGGCGCGAATGATGTCCCGTTGTAGATCGGAACCAGCAGGCCGTTATACGGGGTGTAGTATAGCGTCGTCGCGGCGGACGAGTCCCCCGGAATAATTGGCGTCCCGCTTGTCGGAGTAAGTATTCCCTGCGGAGACGGCACCACCGCTGCGGCCGTTGACGCATTGATAGCCGTCCAGACTGCGGTCGTTGCCGTTCCTGTCGTGGTGCAGATATAGAGAATGTTATTGGCTATATCCCAATAGGAATCAGCCAGTGTCGTGGTTGACCCAGCCGTACCTGCTACTGTCCCATTCGGACTACCGGACCCTGACGTGAACTTGGCCGCTGCGCTGTAGTCGGACGTGTAAACCGGGTCCTGCGTCCAGATCGGAGCGGTCGGCGGGTCGGTATCGTCGGCTGGGGCTAGAACAACCTTGTACTGTGCATTCTGAAGGAAGATCGAGCCAGCACGTCCAGCCGAGTCCAGAACAACCGGATTGGTTCGCGCGATCGACAGCCCGGCATTGGAATAAATAGCCAGTTTTGTTGACGAATTTGTCTCATAGAAAAACAGTTGTGCCCCGGCATAGGGTGCTCCCGTTGCGTCAACATATGTGATATCAGGGTCGGGATAACGGTTGGCCATTTAGGTTCCCATGCGGGCTGTAAAGACGATAGCCGGCGCGCTCATAATTTCGTGCTTGTCGCCGCCGCTGTGGCTATTGGAGTTGATTATTCTGTTGCTGGTCTGCTCGCACTGGCACCATTCCCGTCGAAATAATCGGGCTGGCATCACCGGCGCGCTGACCGATTAGTTTTTCCAGAAACTGTTCACCGCGAACAACGGCCCGCCCGGCATCCGGGTTTGTCTTGGCCATTTTGATTGCTGTTCTCAGAACGGCAGGATCATTGCTGGCGAGCATTTCACCGACGCGGCGGGCTACGTTGAAGTTGATGGCCCTGTGACCAGCCGCAGCGCCGCCGACAAGAGCGGCCGATAGAATAGACTTGGCATCCATGTTTCCGGTAAGCGCCGCCTCCGCAGCACCGCCAGCCGCAGCACCAATGCCACCCGCGACACCGGACTGAATAAGTTGGCGAACGGTTGTCGAGTTTCCACGAATGGCCGTCCGCGCCAGGTCCATCATGTTTTCCCGGCGCAGGAAGTATTGCAGATCATCAGCCTTGTCTTTGCCAAGCGCCAGTTCAATGCGGGCTTTGCCATCCGGTGAATTGAAAATACGGTCAATCGTGACAGAACGGTTGTTGGGTATCTTCGAAATCTTGTCCGTAAGGTCCGAAACAAACCCCTCCGCAAACATCGCCTTTTGCGTAGGCGTCATCTTGGCGTGAGCAATGCGGGCTTCCTCAATAGGACCACGCATAGAGACGAATTTCTGACCGGCCTCCAACGCGTTCTCAGCCTGGAAAAACTCGGAGGCTACACCGCGTGCCTTGGCGTATTCTGGAACTGCATTATCCAGATCAGAGCGCAATTGCTTTGACAGGCTTGAAAGATAGCTTCCCTCATCATTGCGCCCGGCCCTGAATGCCGCCTGCCCCGCGTCCCGCAAGTTTCGATAGGTGTAATCCCAGAACTGAAGATTGGGATATGTCGGAACTCCGCCGGGTCCTTTGTTGAAGATAACTCGTCCGTCATCCGTGACTTTGACCGTCGAGTTAAAGCCTCCCATACCATCCGCTATGGCCCGGCTCTTGCCGCTTTCGACTGCCTTTTTCATGGCAGCAACAACATCCGGACTGCCCATCAACCGCTCTAATTCAGGAGAGTTGATGCTTCGATCACCCGCCGAGTAGGCCCGAGCGTAACCGCCTTTATTGGCCGCCCGCTCCGCCGCGTCGATTGCCTCTTGTGTCCTGGTCGCGTTGCCCGCTGTCGGAATAAGTCCTTTGATAAAATCAGCGGTTCGGGTTGACTGATCCTCAAACCGCGTACCGGCCATTTCATCCAAGGCGGAACGAGCCGCTGGCGACGTATTGGCGGCCGATCTAGCAAGATCACGGGTATGCTCGCCGCCTACGTCAATAATGGACGTGGGCTGACCGGAAGCCCTTGCCGCAGCCAGATCAGCAGCGGTCATGCCGCCGCCGCCTGTCTTGATATCCGCAAGAATGTTATTGCCGACGCGACGGGCAGCCTCTGCGTTCACATCTAGGCCAGCTCTGGCCGTTTCAATGGGGTGGCCTAAAACAGTCCCCACAGCTCCTGAAATCCCCCGGCCTGCGGCTGCAAGCCCCGACATGACAGGAGGGGCAGCCGCACCGGCCGCACCGCCGATTAAAGCCCCGCTGGCTGCCCTGTTGGCGCGATCCTCAAGGTTAGTCCCTTCGCCTGCCCCGTAAGCCCCGCCATAGGCCGCGCCGAGCACGCCACCGACGCCCATGCGCGCTGGCATCGTAATGGCAGACGCAGCACCACCGACAGGAAGCGCCACGGCGCCCGCGACATTGCCGGCGAGATTGGCAATCGGATGCTGTTCCGATGCCAGCCGCTGGTTTTCTCTCTCAGCATCGCGCGCCTGTTCGTAGGCTTGCGTACCTGCCCCGCGTCCGGCAATCGCTTCATAACCGAGCCGCATTGCGCCACCTGCGGCACTTATGATCTCCCCGAGTGGTGACAGTTTAGGGTTGACGCCTTCCGGCAGCATTGTCTTGCCAGCAGCCGACGCTCCTAGAATTTCATCGCTGAAATTAGCCGTCAAACCAGATTTAAGACCCGTCCTAAAAGATTCCACCGCTCCAATATCGTGCGGCTGTGACTGTGATGATCTTGGCGCTGGCGTGTCGGTATTCGACAAGATGCCGAGCGCACTCCCGAAATCCCCTGATTTCGTCTGCGCCTCGCGAGGGTAGATAAAGATGTGAGGACGGCCTTCGGGAGTTGTAGAAATATCAGGTCTTGATTGTTGCGCATCGCCAAGAATACTGAGCGCATCGCCAAATCCGGCCATTAGCGTATCAACTGATCCAGGTTGTGGTCATGCGCCCACTGAAGCTGGGACTTGATGGAACGCAAGGTTGACCGGCCCTCCGGTGTGCGTTGCAGATTTTCACGCAAGGCCCCGAGCTGATCGGGAGGCAAACGAGATACCAAGAAAGCAGCCGGCGTTATATTCTTGTTCCACTCGGCCTCAAACTTGTTCATGCTTCCGGTAGCATCGCGCCAAGCCTGCCCCGCCTGATGTTTTGCAATGTTGAAATCATTCACCGCCTGGAATTGATCCGCGATCTGATTAAATCCCTTCCTCGACATATCGGCGCTGGGAAGCTGGCTTTGGATCAACTGAAACTCTTGCACGGCGGCCCTTGAACTGACCTCTTTCACGGCTTGGCGAACGAGCGTGCCGGTATTTTTCTGGAAGCTTTCGAAGTCGGCCACGGGGCGGTCAAGCGCATCGCTGCCAAGCGCATTGGCGATCGGCTTTAGATACTGTTGCGCCGTCATAAGGGCCGTTCCGCCCTTGCCCATATTCCATGTCTCAGACTCGCGCCGCATCTGATCGAGCGTGAAATTCGCCTGCCGGGACTGATCGGCCTTTTCTCCTAGAACCGGCAGAACCTTGGCGAGTTGTTCGCCATAAGCCGTATTTTCAGCCTTTTGCCCCGGCGACATGGCAGGCGGAAGATTGCCAAACCTGCTTGCAACCTGTTGGTTCGGCATCGGCACGCCGTTATCGCTGACAATACCACCGCCAAGAATGCGTTCACCGGGACCGCCGACCATGCCACCGCCTTGCGGGGCTGCAGGGTTGGCAACAGGCGGGGCCAGCATTCCGCCCCGTGTCGTAACCCCAGCGGTCGGCTCTACATTGTGCGGGGCAGTGTATTCAGACGGGGAAACACCAGCACCGATCCACGACCTTGCCGCATTGGCCCGCTGCGTGGGATCACGCACATTCAAAAGCTGCTGCTCCTCCATCGTATTGATGTAGCCGTTGGCCTTGGCCCGCGCGATGCCGCTCTGCCATGTTTCATCGGTCGGGTTTGACAAATAGCCTTGCGCGATACGGGCCTTGTTACCTTGTGCAATCGTATCGGTTTCAACGCCGATCTTGGCGGTCTGCGCCCTATTCTCAAATCCTTTCGTGAGTTCGCTATAGCTTGCCGGCAAAATCCCGCCGGGCGTTTGCGACATGGACCTGTCGCGCTCTCCCATCGTCTGAAGTGTGCTGCCAACGGAAGGGTCAAGCCCGCGCTGTATAGCGCCCGTATAGTCAGTCGGATTTGTCTTGAGATAGGCTAGACCGGCGAGCTTGCGCGCCTCCTGCTGCGCTTGCAGCCCATATAGCCCGGCATGGGCCTGCGCCAGTTCAATCTGCGAAATCGTCCCGAGCGTGCCCTTAAGGTCAATCGGATTGGCGTTGACTTGGGCCGCAAGGGAATTGTTGATTTCAGGCATTTTCTATAGACCCATCGCGCCAGTTCCGCCCGTCGAACCGCCGCCACCACCAAAATTAAACGGAGACGAAGATGGCGCGTAGGAACTGCGGTTGATGGCGTTATACAAAAGAGAGTTCGTAATCCCGCTGTTGATTCCGCCGGTAAGCGCATTCGCGCCGCCGACAATGCCGGAAGCCTGCGCCTGTCCCTGACCCATCATTGTATTTGCGATGGCGTTCGTGCCACCTACGGCAGAGCTGGCCGCGCCCTGACCCATTTGAGACAGAGACAAAAGGCGATTGTAGTAGTTTCCGAACTGCTGAGTAGCCAAACCCTGATTGAACTGTGAAACGTCTTTCAGCGCTCCGCCGGAAAGCGTCAGGCCCTTGGCATTCTCATATCGATCCAGCCCAAGCTGCCCCTGATCGAGCGCGAATTTATAATCCGGGGAATTGGTGAATGCGCTGAAATCCTGCGGATGCCCTGTCGATCCATCCTGACCAATGCCATAGAGCGAGCCGAGCGTGTAGTTAGCGCCGGTTCCGGTATTGATCCACGGATTGAGCTTTGCAACCGCCGCTTGTTGCGCGGCCAGGGCATTCGCGGCGGCTTGCGATTGGGCATCCGACGCACGATTGGCCGCGTTGGCACCAATAAAGGCCGACCCAAGCGATGCCGCACCAATGGCTAAAGCTGCTGGCATGATTCCCAATCCGTCTTTGTGATAGAGTAGATATCCGACGACACCGGATGATTATTGATCACCCAGCCGTCCTCGATTTTTCCGCGATATTTTGCCTTGAGCATTCTGATGAGCGTCAGAACCGCAAGGTTGCCCCTGGGCGCCGCCATCAGGATTTCATCGGCATCGCGGGAGAACATTTCCCGCAAAGCCTCGCGCGCCATTCGTATTGCCCATTTTCCCCTTCCTTCAGGGAGAACCGCGCTATGAGCGTCATAGATGCCATCGGCCACGCGAAAGAACAGATAGCCGCCAAACTCTCCAAAGACCGGGATGTAAACGCCGCTTTTCACCAACCCGGACAGATCGAGCGGCCCCGTAAATGGCCCGCAAACCCAGGGGTAGATGCTCGGGTGGTTGACTATCTCGTTAACGCGCTCAGCCGAAACACTCTCGATCAAGAGACGCCAATGGCCGCAGCAATGGCGTTAATCTTTTCAGCCAAGGATGCGAAGTTGTTATTGATGTGTGTGTCGTCGCCTGATCCTGACACGGCCGCAATCGTGTTGCTCACAACGCCACCGCTGCTGTTCGTCAATGACGTGACTGCAGTAGCGGCCCCGCCATCCTTGACAAATCCACCGGCCCCGCTGTCCAGCGCATCATTAAAGTAAAACCGATAAAGAGCATCTTTAACAATTCCGCCGCTTCCGACCTGCGCTCCGGTATTATTGTAAACCTTCAATATCCCAAGACTTGTAGGGCCGATTACTGCTGTAATGACAACCTGCGCCGTAACAGGCCCGGTTGAATTATCGGGAGCCGTGAATGAGAACCCGTCATAAGAAGCATATTGCGTCAGATCGGGCTGAGCCGGCAGAAGAGATAGCGTAATCACGTTCAGCGCCATCGTCGCATTGCATGGAATAAGTCGGTTCACGCCAACAACAAACCCGTGCATTTGCTGTTGGGCTATTCTGAAGTTATTGGTAGGCGCACCGCTGCTTGTAGCTATTGCAAGTCCCGGAGTCGGCACAACAATAGGAGCAACCTGATATCCGGCCTGAATTGCCATTACATACCCACCGCTAGATCGGCGTGCGCCGCGATGATGGTTCGGCGAACAGGATCAGAGATCGTCACCCGGTAAATCCGGTTTCGTGTCTGCCCTTGCCTCAACCAGCGCAGGCGCTTGGTGTATTGCCCCTGCTTGCCCATGCTGTTCCAAATCTGGCGCTGGTTGAATATCCTGCCGCCATCGTCGGACCAATCGAGCATGATTTGAGGATCAGAACCGGGATCATTGGTGTTGCCGACGCCCTGCTCTACGTCCAGTTCAAAGCGAGAGATAAATACCCTCTTGCGGTCTGACTGGATAATCGGAGAAACCATTTCCCCATGAATTTGATTGCCAAATTCCGTGTAGACGGTGGGGTCCAGATACCCGATCTGTCCTGAGTAGGCATCCCCGATCAGCGTCTTGTTGTAGATGTTTGCTACGCATGACGCGCGCCACCGTCCGAGCGAGTTGTTGTTGATATCAACCGAGTCCCGTTCGTGCCACAGACCCGTTGCGATGTCATAGACCCACGTTGCATTCGCCGCCACGAAGTTGACGACAATGAACTTGTGCCCCTCGAACGTGTAGGAGAACGTGTAAGCATCAGAAACCGATGTGTATTTCTGCCAAGTATCCTCAATGGCGTGCGTGCTGACCCGGCGCGGAATAGTCCCATCCAGCCTGTAGAAAATGCGGTCATCACCAAGGAAAAAAACCGAATTGTCCTCTTTGACCGGCGTTAGAGCCGCAGCGCAGCCGCGCTCGATCGTTCCGCCATCAACCCTCTGGAATGGGAAATTCACCGACCCAGCGTCGTACCATGTCTCTATAGTCGTCTGACCGAATATCAGCAGGTTTTCCTGCTGGTTTACGACTGCTAGAACATAGTCCGATGAAACCTCAGCCGAGGCGAAGTCCGTTCCGCTGTAGGACGTTCCATCAAGCGTGCCGGAAATAAAGAACTTGTTCGTTCCATCCCAGCTAAGGACGAAGTAGTTATCGAAAAATGTTGCCGATGTTGCTGCGTGAAAGTTTGAACTCGTAATGACCTGGAACCCGCTGGCGATCGTATAGACGTAGCCATAGGTCCCATTCACAATAAGCAACTGCGTTCCGTTGTCCGACATGACAACCGGGGCAGAGCTGGACACCGCGCCGCCTACCGGCGTTGCAACCCCGAGCGACGACACGCTATAGAGCGTATTCCCCGATACGACATAGAGAACTCCGCCGAGTTGGCGCATCCCACGGATGGGGCCGCTCCCACACGTAGCCCACGTCACAATTCCGGGAGCGCCAAAGACAGCCACTTGCGTCTTTGCATCGGGTGGCTCTCGTTCAGCAAACACATTGACCGCGCGTTGAGCCGAGAGAGGAAGCGACGTTGACTTGTAGCTCTGCGTAGCGAATGGAATGATCACGGTCCGGTCTGATCCGCATTGAAGCCGAACAGATAGCTTTCCGGCTCCCGGTCAAATCCCATCGCGTTATCGAGACTGGAAACCGCCTGTTCCTTGATCATGGCGTATCGCTGCGGCGGGCAATCATATTCGGGGGCCATCTTATAGGCGAGGTTCCATATCAGAGCGTCCAGCCATTCCTGCGGCAAGTCAGGGGTGTTGCTCTGTGCGGTAAAATCCTGGACTGGACGCCACCATGTAAACTTGAAGGCCGAACTCACATCGGCCGGCGAAGGCCAGAGCCACATGACGCCTTGCGTATTTGCGCCGCCTTTTGGGTCGTAAAAATACTGCGTAATCGTTCCGGTGTTCGTCTTGTTCGGCATATTCCGGTAATCGATACGAGAGAGAGCCATCATCTGCGTATCGAGAGAACCTGAGAACGCGAATCTGCGACCTGATACGACGCGAAGCGGGCGAATGATGTTGGTCTGATAGACGTAAACCGCGTTTCCGCCGGATGCGACGCTGGTTAGACCGGCCGCAAGCGTGATAGTCGTTCCTGAAGTCGCGCCGCTTTCAGTCGTCCAGAAAATATCACCGGAATCCAGCACAATGCCGACATTGTATGTGTCGGCAAATCCCGTGGCGGAATCGACAATAATTGACGTGGCGCTTGCCGCCGCCTGCGATGTGAGGGTTGTCGCCGTATAGCTTTCCGTTGCGTGATCCGTGGTCGTGCCGCCGAGCGTGTAGGAATACTGGCTTGGCTGCAAAAACAGCGTGGCTTCGGTTTCCGTCCAGATATGCAGCCCGGTGGCATTCAATGCCTTGACCAGCATGTTAAGCTGGCTGGTGCAATCGGCTAGCGTCTGATAGTCGGGCGTCTCACCGGCTGATATTGCCCCAACCTTACGCAACGCCGTTAGAACAATCTGATTGGTGTTCAGATTGAAGGTGGCTGTCCCACTTGTAGTCACGTCACATTACTCGGAAATGAATCGGCTGTGACATTGGGGATGGTGCCGTTGTAAGCGGTGAATTGCGCGGTTCCGTTCGGATTGGTGTAGCTGGAAGCCGCATTAATGCCGGTGTTATAGGCATCGCTGTTCTGCACAAGGAATGTCTGAAGCCCCGGCAGATCGCCATAGACGACAAACAGTCCGGTATTTTCTGGATTGGTATAGGTATTCGGCTGGCGTGGACGAGGAAGCGGTACGGATTGATCGTCAATGACGCCTTTAACGAAGTCCTGCGGCTGTCTTGGCTCCCACAGCTTGTAACTGACAATCAGCCCATTCCATTCCTGCCGTGATCGCTTGGCGCGGATTTTGAAGCCTGATCGATCGTCCACTCTATAGAAGTCGCCTGGAACGTAGTGCCTGTCATCAGCCATGATGCCTCACGGCGCTATGTACCAGCCGCCGAGCGTCACGGATGGGGTTAGCAAGACGCTGGCGAGATTTGAGGCGTTGGAATAGAGCGGCCACGTCGATTGACGCATGATTGTTTCTGTGCCGTGCGGGGTTATTGTAAGAACATGGTCCGTCACGGAAGATGACCAATCGAACACGCGAAGCGGTATGCCACCTTGGGCAAGAACGGCAGGCAGGAATATGGTTGTAGTTGACGGCGCTACCCTGACCACAGCAATTGCAGACTCGCCAGCCGTAACCGTCCCGGTTGACGATGTGATCTCTCTAGGTTCTGGAATAACGCCGGCAGCCGCCTCTGCGAATGCTTGATCGAATAGCGAAAGCATCTGCAAGCCATCTGGAAGGTTTGCAAAGGTTGTGGTGATTGTCATGTCAAATCAGACCAATCACGGATTGATCACTTCGATTAAGTACCGCTCGACCGCGATGCTGTCGCCGGCGTTTGCGAGCTGGCCCGAGATGACGAGATTCTGGCTAATCGTTGTATCGATTGCCCCCGGTACAAACGCGTTGTTAGTGCTCGTATATCCCGCCTGATTTGTTGAGCCACCGATTTGAATAGACGTATTATTTCGATTTGAAATGGTTGTGATAATGTGAGCCGATAGCGTTGAACCGCTTGGGCTTGCCGTTGAATAAAAAGTCGTTCCACCAAATGCGATGGTTGGTGTTTTTGCCCCCGCGGTACCCGTATAGCCAAAGCTAACTGTTATTCGCAAAGACCCATTAGCTCCGATTGTTCCGCCTGGGATTGCAATCGTGTAAAACGTGGCGGGGTTGGTGTCTCCGGTATGAACCGTGCTTTCGGTATTTACCGACGCAAAGATATAAAGTTGTGGCAATCCAACCGTAAGTGCAGCACCAGCACTGGACTGTTTAACAACTTGGCCCGTACCGCCGGTCGCGCTAAAGTCGGTAGTCCCGGCTGGAAGCGTAAGCGTGAATGAACTGGCGGTAGATGGAGACTTTAACGTTATTCCTGAACCGCCCGCCGCTTGGCCGCTTAGGAGAACTCCTGTCTTGGCCGCAATCACACCGCTGCCGGGGTCGGAAGCAACAAAGGTTGCGTCACCAACGGAAAGCGCCCCGCTGGGCTGGAATTGAGCTATAATCGGTGGAGTTGTAGTTGACCCTCCTCCGGCTGTATTCAGTGCTGTAGTACGGATAGCAACGGCAGTTCCTTGGTTAGTATCCGTGTAGGTCTGCGCCGCAATAAATGAGACAGAAGCGGTACTGATAGAATATGCCGTAGCGCCATATCCACGACAGCTAAGGCGACCTATTTCATCACCAGACACAACGGCCGTTGGTGCTGCATTCGTGCCATTCGCAGCGCGGAACAGCATAATCCCACGCGTCAACGCCCCGCCTACGCTTCCGAACGTATCGACTATATAGCCCGTATGCTCATTGTCCTTGCCGACAATATGAACACTGGTCTTGTGCAGACCACCAGGTGGGGGGGAAGTATTTCCGCTGATAACGAGTGAACCGCTAGTTGATGTACTCTCTTGGATTGTCTGGACTTGCGTAAACGTGTTTGCGGTGCTGGTAGTGAGCCCCAGAACCTGTGTTCCGGTAAATTGCAAATCTGTATTGCCGCCATGAACGCCAACCAACTTGTCAGCGGCTACCAGGTTTGATCCAGAGTCCGCGATCTGCGAAAGCTTGGAAACGGCCATATTAGTTCTCTGTCACGTAAAAGGTTGTGCCGTCCTCGGCGACGTAGAACGTCGTGCCGTCCTCGGCCACAAAGTTGGCTTGCGTTGACCCGCCGCCGCCTGATCCACCATTTGATGGCGTACTCATCATCTGCGGAAGATGGTTCTGAGCGCGAGTTGTCCGGGCAGAGCGGTTGGTTCTCATCCTACGTTCTTGAGCATTTCGAGCGTGACGGTGTAGGACGAGCCGGACACAAACCCGACCGTTGTAAACAGGATGCTTCCTGTCGCACCCGCTGCATTCGGATTGGTCAAACCGCCAAACGCTGTGTAGTCCTGCACTCCGGCATAGCTGAGAATGTCAATGTCGGTTGCGCTTGAGGCTTCCCATCTCAGCCTGAGAGAACCGCCGCTTACGTTGTAGGTAATGCGCGCGATGGTCAGGTGAACGCCGGGAATAACGCCGTTGACTGCAAAGGTAGAGGACTCGGCGTCAACCTTCTTGACACCGCTCTCGCCCGTTCCGTCGCTCTCATTCGTGAATTTCATCACGAGATTTCTAGAGCCGTTAATTATCGTCTGTGATGTGACCGCGTCGGCCATTTGATGGCTCCTATGAAAAAGGGGCCGCCCTCAAGGCGACCCCATGCGTCAGGTCATCAAATGTTAGAGGTTGGTCATCTCGCCGCCGGCACCGGAAGCCGCCGCCGCAGGCGTGTTGTTCCAGATAATGCCGCGAGCGTTGCTGTCCCACACACCGCCAGTGCCGCCATCCGTAAAGAACGTCGAGTTATCGAGGACAATCGCGCCCTGAGAAATCGCCGGAATGGAGAACACGGAAGTCTGCGTAACTGCTTTGTTGGTGGATTTGGCCCAGAACTGGCAGTTCTTGAAGCTCAAGGTGCGATCGATGCCGTTTGTACCGATAGTTACCGATGCAAACCCGGCATTGCTCAGATACGCATCAAACAGACAATTCTCGAACGTGTTTCGAGTTGCCGCCGTAGTGCATGACAGAATGGTGCAGTTCTGATCCACACTGATCGTATCCTGACCAATCGTGCAATTGGCAAAATAGTTCTCAGCGCCTGCGGCAATCTTGAGAGATGACGCACCGGCCGTGACCTGCGTAGCATTGCCGATGCCGGCAATCGTCACGTTCTGGAATACGTTGCGCTGGCCGGTAACTTGTGCGGCTACAAGGCTTGTTGCATCGGCCACGCCTTGGAAAATCGAGAAATTGGCGAAGTAGCAGGCATTCGCCGTAATGTTCACCAAGTTGGTGAGGCCGGTTGCGGTGGACAATTGCGCAATGCGGGCACGCTGGCTGAATTGACTGGGCGCTCCAATACCGATCAGGTGCGTCAGGTCCTTGTCCCAAGTCAGGGTGGCCGACTGGTAATCGGTCGTATTGGCAGCAGTGTTGCTTTCCGAAATCAGGAAAATCACATCATTGTTGTTAGCGGTTGCCAACTCCTTAGCGCGCGAAAGTGTCTTGAGAGCCGCCTGTGGATTCGTTCCGCTGTTACCGTCAAGCCCGGTAATCGGCTTCACAAACCAGTAATTCCCGGTGAACGGAATGGCAGCACCGCCCATAACCGGAATGCCGAAGCTCGAAACGCCGAAGGGAAAATTAGTGAGAGGCATAGTCGTCGTCCTTTATGTCATGAGTGCCCGGAGAGATTCGAACCTCCGCTTACCCGGCCAGGGACACAGTGGGTTTTGTCGCACGCGACGCTAGATGCTGTTGATATGAGCCGCCGAAGTCAGCCATTCCGATGTGAGTGATCGGATGCTGGATATTCGCGTAAACTTTTCCGCCGATTGATCGCCATCGCTCGCAAAACGACAAATCCTCGCTCAGTTCGTCGCCAAATTCGTTCTGCAGCGGATCAAAAAACCTAAACACACGGTCAATCTTTGCCGTTTCGACCTGAACCTTTGCCGGCTGCCTGTGCGGAGGGCGGTCGTCAACCAATTCAGGGAATTTCCTGACCATTTCCTCAACGCACGGCCTGCTAATGAGCAGTAACCCACCACCAACCCCGGCCATTTCAAGAAATCCGTCAACCGGCTCTGGATTTTCCGGCAACCCGCGCCCGACCCATTCGACTGAAGGCGATTTCTTGCGGTAAACCACCCCAACAACTGGCTGGTTGAACTTGATCATCTCCATGACGAGCAGCGCGCGGAATCGCATGTCCGCATCGGTCATCAGAATGTGCGTGGCGTCCGTCTTGTCGTAGAACGCGGTCAGAAACACGTTCCGCAACTGCCCGATGTTGGTATGAGAGGCCGTTGCGAAGCCGCCGTAAATCCCGTTAGCGCCGAAAGTCGCGCCTAGTTCGTAGAGCGCGCCTGTCGTGTCGGAAACATTCGTTCTGCCATAGGCTGGCAATGCCACAAATATCTTTGGGGCCATGTCTCACTTGTGCTTTGCCTGAAAAGCCCCACGGCCATTGCTGACCGTGGGGAAGTCGTCGGGAGGTCTAGACGCCGGGCGTACCGAACACGCCGCGCCAATCCGACCAGCCGAACGAATAACGCTCATAGCAAGCCGCTTTCGCGTTCTTGGTATCGAAGTCGTTATCCTGATCGAACATGATCGCATCGCGTTCGTAGTGCTTGAGGCCGGTCGGGCAGTTGGTGCGGATGAACCACGCCGTAGCGGACGAGAAGTAGTGGTTCATCTTGATGCCTTTCGGGAAGGCATTCGTGGCTTTCAGCACGTTGATGTTGTTGTTGGCCGTATCCGACTGCAACACCGACTTCAAAATGCGGTTAGCCTCGTACCAGAGCTGAACAGGGATGTTCAGCGACTGCGGCATCAGATTGACCTTCAGGCCACGGTTGTTCGTAACCTGCATAACCTGAATGCACAGGTCCTCGATTGCAAGTTCCGACAGGTCCGCAGCATTGGTCAACAGGTTCGATTGGCTTCCCGAAAGCGAGGGATGGGTGGAAGCGATCATGACCTGACCGTCGCCGCCCGTGAAACCAGACGTGAACGCGCGGTTATAGACGTTAGCCGCGACATTCTCCTTGGTCTGACGCATCGAGAACGCCAATTGTTTGGCGCGTCGCTTCGAAACAACCTCATAGAGATCGTCCCGCAGCTCCTCGAACGTCACAATATAGCCAAGCGCATACGCAACGTGCGTGTAGCGCGTGACGGAGCCTTGCGATTCGATGTCGTAATTGATCGCCGTGCCTTGGTTCTTGACCGGAGCCAATCCAAAGCCGGTAATCTCAACATCTTCTTCGTAGGCTTTATCGGAGGTTTCCGTGTCGAATAGATCGGGAAACTCCGGCATGTGCTCCGCGTAGGAGCGGCCCCACCATTCCTTGATGCCCGGCCATAGAGCTTTAGGATGTGCGCCAGTTGTAATGACAGCCATGTGCTACATCCTTTCCTTATACGCCGGTCGTGTGAGTGATGGTGTCCAGGTTGAGCCTGACAAGCCATTTGGCATTCGTGCTGCCCATGGTGTTGTCTGCTTCCTGAAGACCGCCAATCAGACGGACCTGCAAGGTGTTCGTGGTGTTAATCGTGCTGGAATCGAGCATCCAGCCGGAATAGCCCGTAACGGTAGAGCCGCTACCTGCGACAAGATCGGCATTCTTCATGCCGGCCGTCGCCATCGCGATTGAACCGCCCGCGCTATCTTCCTGAACCCAGAACAGAAGGTTCGGATCGTCAGCCACGAGGATGTATTGCAAGGTGCTGGCAGGGTGGTAGATCGGCAGCCCTTGCGTGACCGCAACGACGGGATTGCCGCCGTCAACGATACCGACAAAGGAGCCGAGGATGTATGCAGCGGAACCAGCCGTTGCGATCTGCACATACGGAATGCCGTTGGCATCCGATGCGCCGGTCGGCGTCAGCGGGTCTCCCACGTACAGAGCGGTACCGTAGTCGCTGGCAACGGCATAGATATTAACTGCGCCGTTGTACGGTGCTCCGTTCGTGTACTTGTACGGAATAATACCCCGAGGGGTGTTAGGATTTGCCATAGGGTAGGACCCCCATGTGAAATGGCACGCAAGCGGGCTAGCCGCTCACGATTATTGATCGGAATTGTTAGTGGAGATTAGCGGCCGTGCTTGATACTAATCCCCTGCTTGGGGACATAGCGGCCATCTCCTTCTTGACTCTCTAATTCGCCGCGCCTCATTGACTGCTCGCGCTCGTCAACAAGTTTCTGCTGCTCGGCCATGTCTGCCTTGAACCATTCCTCGGGTATTTCCATCAAGAAAGCCGTGAGAGGTCCACCACCTTCGGCGGTTCCCACGATCTTGTTGACGTTCTTTCCTTCCTTGTCTTTGACGTGCTCGTAGCCGGCTTCCTCTGCGCGCTGGATGCGGCCGGGAACGTCGTTGAACCAATGCCTGTGGTATCCTGGCCGTTCGGGGTAGGACAGCTTAAGCTCTGTGGTGCCAAACGGCTTACGATTGGGACGGACTGGACGCGGATTAACGTCGGGCATGACGACAGGCTCGGCAGCATCAGTTTGCCTGTCTATAATCTTCTCAATGTGCTGCTGATGCTGCTCGTGATACTTCGGCGGCCGACCTGGCCCTCGCTTGATTTCCGGTTCCATGACTTTTCCTCAATTGTCCCAGTCATAATCTTTGACGTACTTGTCCCGCGTGTAACCGGGAATGGTTCGCACGAACTTGTCGCAAGCCCTCTTGGCCTCAGCCGGCAAGTCCTCATATGTCTTGGCCTTGGACTTGCGGGCAACCACGCCGTTAGGCGAACCAACAGCCGGGGCATTCTCGCGCGCCGGGTTGATGCCAAACTTTTCCGGGAATTTCTCGACCGTGCGGCGCTTGGTTTCCGCCAGCATCTGGGATTTGGTCATTCCCGGACTGGCGCGTTCGATCTCGCCAAAGACTTCCGTGGCGTATGTGTTCAGAGCGGGAGACTTTCGGAACCAATCCTCTTTGTTGATCCAGTCCTGAATTTCAGGGTCAACCGCAACGGCAGGCTGCTTTTGCTGTTCGGTCTTAGGCTCGGGCCGCTTATGCTCGGCGTTCAGAGCGTCCAGTTCGCGCATTCCCTGCCGAACGGCATTCGGGTCGGCAGTCGAAGCCGCAGCTTCAATCCGCCCTTCAATCTCAGCCTTGGCGCGGTTGTAGGCGCGCTCCTCAGCCTTGGAGGTAAACGCAAGAAGCTCCTTGGAGGCCTCCTTGGTTTCCCTCAGTTCGGTTTCAAGCCCTGACAGGCGAGCGTGTAGCCGGTCGTTGTCCTTGAGCACCAGCGGCAGGATGCGCTCGCCGCGCTCAAGGAACTCCTCAGCGGGACGCCAGCGATCGGCATCACCGCGAAATTCTTCTTTCGGCACCCAACCCAGGCGCCGGGCCTTCGCCTCGGTCTCGTTCGGCTCAATCGTAACTTGGTCGTCTTCCGCCGCGTGAACGTCGCTCATTTCTTGATACCTCCAATCGCCTTGTCGTCCATGATGCGGTAACTCGCACCATCGATGCCAAGAATTGGCTTGCCTGCGTATTTCTCGAATATGACTCGATCACCATCCTTGGGCTTGCGGCCTTCAAAGGGTCGGCTGCGGTCGGCATTCCATTTGAACGCCTCGTCCCCGCATTCGACAATCACGCCGGTAATGGCCGCCAGTTCGAGACGCTCAACGATATCGTCCGGTATCTCGACATTGCCGCTTGTCTTTGATGCGACGGTATCGGGACGTACCAGAACATAATCGCCAATCGGTAGCCAGCCTGACGTGTTAACTCCGTTGTAGATCGCTGGCGTGAACTCAGCGTGGACTTGCTTCAACACCTTGGGCTGCATTTGCTATTTCTTCCTGATAGTAATTATTTTATTTCCACATTGGAAATAACTGGCCCCTTCTGTAGCTAAAACGGCCATCATAATATCCGAAACATTAAGCTCGTAACTCCCTGTTTTCATTTCGGATAGAAAGTTAAATATTGTCTCTGCTGTCGGTGTCGGCGGAACTGGTGGCATTGGCTTCCTTTTCCTGGTAGAACGCTTCGATTGCCTCAAATTGCAGATCGGCTATCTCGCCAAGCTCAACGATTTGTCCTCTGACAACTTCGTTGATGCTGGCAAACGATTGGCTGCCATTCACCCAATGGTCCAACGCAGCAGCCTTTAGATATTCCTGCTTGTCTCTCAGGAACTGCAAGACAACCTTACTGACCGGATGATGACGCCATTCCTGATATTGCTCTTTCGGGATCACTGCCCGACTACCCCAAGAGACGCGGCCGGGTTGTGAATGTTGACGGTCGGCTCACTGTTTGGTTGGGTCGGATTTGGCATGGCCATAGGATGCGGTAGAGCAGGCGGCGCAGGCGAGCCGGGAGCGGGCGCGCCAGCCGGTTGTCCTGCCTCGCCTTGCGGGGCGTTGGCTGCATCGAACTGCTTTTCCCAAACGGATAGTTGGGCGTTAAGCCATTGCAGATGTGCATCACCGACAGCAGCATCAGCGTTCGCAAGATTAAGAATGGCTTGAGACAGGTCTTTAAGTTCGGTCGCCTTTTTCGCGCTCGTTGACGCAGCCACTTCACGGTCCCTGATCTCAAGTTCCATCCCCTTGATGGCAATGGCAGGATTGGGAGGCGCTGATGTTTTCAGAACCTTGTCGATATTGTCGATACTGGCCGCGCTGAAAATTCGCTGGCGGATTTCGTGAGAATCGCACAGCGGATCATTGGCGAATTGCATCAGGAACTGGGCGCGGCCCAACCGCTGCATGTCAGAAACCATCGTCGGGTCAGACACAGGCTCAACACCGGACCCTAAAACGTAATCCTGCTTGCTGATAACCTTCCAGGTATCGCCAACTTTGTACTGCGACTTTTCATCGCCGTAGATGCGATTGAGCCGGTAGAGTTTGTTCAGTTCGGACTTAAGCGCCCTATGAATGCGCTTGTAAATCGCCGTGAAAACCTTCAGTCCCTGCTCGATCAAGGCAAGCGTAGTCGTTGCCGGGATATTCGCGTTCTTGCCCGTGTCGCCGGTTAGAACGTCCTTGACGGCCGCAACTTCCTTGCCAGCCTCAACCAGCATTCCCAGCAGGTTAAATAGCACAGCTGACGGCCCCGGCCATTGCATGGGAACGATGTTCTCCCGCAACGTCCCGCCGGCTACGTTCACAACCTTGTATTCACCCATCATGAACCGGATTGCACCGGCATTCATGGACAGGCCCTTGCCGATGAAGCCGCCGCCCGTATTCGCCAGTGTGCCGGCATCAATAAGCTGGTTTAGCGCCGTGTTGACCGCTTCATTTATCGGGCGAAGCAATTGACCAAAGCCAACCCCATAAATCCCGCCATCCGGGTTCGGCAGAAAATCGTACTTCGTGTAGTAATGAACGGGATCGATCTTGACGATCTTGTGCGTCTGCCCGCTGAAATGAATCCCGTCTGCGTCATACCGCGCGACAATCCGCACCACCTTGCGGGTTTTCTTGTGGACCGTGACGATATACGGCTCGGGGTACTTGTCCTCGTCCAAATCCCACCAACGATGCTGCTCAAGGAACATATGCGGTGCATCTTCGTCGCCGTCCTGAGCATCGTCAGCCGTTCCGTAAGGCTGCTCTGGCGTACAGAACAGGCCGGCCCGTTCCATCTCCTCAATTTCAAGCGGGTAGTAGTTGATTTCCTCGGTAATGCGCGGTGCTGTCTCAAGCGACTTGGCCTTGTAGTTGATGACCAAGTTCATCGCTGTCACGCGCAGCGAGGCATTGCGGCCTTTACCCGGATCAAAGTAGCTCTTACGAAAATCACACCCCACAATCGGCAGGATGTGCAACATGGCATCGGTTTCCGGCTCCCATTCGGTCTGCTCGTCAAGGAGCTGCCATGACATATGCTCGCCAATTTGATCGGCGCGTATTTGCTTTGACCCAGGCGGCACAGCCCAGACAGGCATGGGCTGACCGTTCGGCCCCGGCTGAACTGCCGGCTGCCCGGTCTGCGGATCAATGGCTGGCTGCCCCTCGTCAGGCCCAATCACCACGCCTTTGACAACCGATCGATTGGCCACAATCGCCGGATAAGCACGCGCCGCAAACTGAATGCTCGCCGTAGTCATCAGCGGGTAGATGACGTTCGCAGCCTTCGGCCAAGGGAACTGCTTTTCCTTGGCAACCTGCATGGCCAAGTCCATGGCCTGCTCGGTTTTCGTTTTCCAATCTGAACGGGAGTTTTCGTCAATCTCATATTCGCGAACAACCCGTTCCCCGATCTTGCTCAATAGATCGGCGTCCAAATCCTCCGCTATGTTGATGGACTTGATCCAGCCAAGCAGCTTTTGATGCTGCTGAATATCTGGCGTAGCTTCGCCGGCCGCATCATCAGGCGGCACAAGTGCGAGCGCATTTGCCATCAATAACCCGTCACGTCCGAGCGCGTGGCATTCGTCCACTCACGGTCATAGAAATCTTCTTCCTTCGGCTCGCGAATGGCGACCTGTAAGCCGCTCTGGATCAAATACCGCGTATCGTCCATCAAGTGATCATTGGCCTTCACAATGCGGCCCTTTTCATCGCGCCGGTAAATCCGAAACTCCGCAAGCCAGTTCTGCAATGACTTGAACACAAACAGCCTGCCGCCGCTCAAACGCTCCCATACCGCATACAGGCCCGATTCAACTGCATTATCGGCTGGCGTAAGCAATAGCCCAAGATCGATGTAGTCCTGTATTAGCTGCTCACCATCCCGCTGAGAACGCCCGCGCGCGGCAGGATCAATGACGCCAGGTATCCAACGCCCTTTAGCCCTGATCGATGTTGCATGAACTGACGGCTCTGCATGTGCCCGGTAATGCTCGGCGTACAGGTAAACCGTGTCGTCATCCTGATTCCAGGCGCCCCACAAGGCAGCCGTTCTATTCCAGCCAACGTCCAGAGCGTAACAGCGCGGCCAGTATTTCGGTATCTCGAATGGGTCGCAGGTTATTTCAGTCTCAGGAACCGGGTAGATCGCACCGGACCCTAACTGCGGTATGCCTTTCGAGCGCGCGTCACGTTGATAGGGCGGGATAGATCGATAAAGCTCTGTCTTGGTTTTCTCGTCTAGATGCGGAACGTCATCCCATCCAGCCATAGTCAAATGCTTGCTCATTGCGGCATTCGACCTTCCGGCATGTAGGACATAACCACATCAGACAATCCCAAGAGCGGCGTAAATGTGCAAAGCACCAGACCATTCGTGGTCATGGTTCGCAATAGGCATTCAGAATAGACGCCCAGGTCCGATTCTTCGTCCAGCCAGATAACGTGCTTGGACGTGCCCTGAAAGCTCGCGCGCCGCTGGTCGTAGCTCTTGAGCGTTAGGAAGCTCGTGCCCCCGCTTTTGTGTTTGACGTAAACGTCTTGAACGGCGTCAGGGATGCCCTGTCTTGCCGTGGTGCGGACGATGCACCGCTTGCGGATAAGTCCTGTTCCGTAGGCACCAATAGGCCCGAGGAGCTTCGCCTGAATGATATCGCGGACGGTTTGCGAGGTATCGCCGGCTGCCCAGGCTTCAATAGGATGGTCAAACCGCCTGCCTTCCCACCAATCAGGATATTCGCCGGTCAGGTGTAGTGAAGTCTCGTAACCGCCGACGCCTTCAGTCTTACCGATGCGGTTTGCTGCCAACATGCAGCGTTCGCGATGAACGGCGCCAGCCCGAAAGAACTCTAGATGTTTGGCGTATAGTTCACGCCGCAGCGGTCCAGTGTCGGGGTAGTACCAGTCAATTCGGTTTTCTGACTTCCGCTTCGCCAGTATCTCGGAAAGCCTGCGTTCCGTCAGTTCCAAGGAGTGCAGCTCGGAGCGCAGCGATTCTGGCAAGCGCGCTTCTAATGTCGTCGTCACTCATTTCCTCTAACGGGCTTTCCTTGATGTGCATTTCCTTCGGCAACAGGCCAGCGATTACCTTCACGTATGTTTCAGGCGACTTGGCACGGCATTCCTTGATCGCGGCGTTGCCGTTCTCAAGGAAGTCGTCATAGAGCGCAGCAACAAAATCTTCGGCTAGCTTGTTACGCGAACCCTTTGGGCGTCCGGCAGGATTGCCTGACTGACCGGGCTGCCAAGGCTTACCAAGATTTCGGTGTTCGTTCGGTGTAGTTTCAGCGGCCATGGCTATTTCTTAAACGCCGCGCCATAAGCCGAAGGGCCAAACGCCTTCTTCTTGATCTTCGGCGGCTTGCGGGGCGGCTTGTCCATTTTTGTTAGCGTAGAGGGGTAAAGCGGTGTCTGAGGGGGTGATGTTTCTGTCACGCTACCCATGCCGCCAACCAAAGCTTTTGGGTTCGAGCCCGTAACGATAGGCATTAGTATTCGCCGTGATCTGGCTCGGGATGAAAACCACGCGGGCGCGCAATGCCGCGCTGGTGTTCCTTGAGATGACCGCGCGGAGGTTTCTCGCCACCGACAGGATTGCCCATAGGGCCTACGCCGAAGTCACCACCCTCTTGCGGATCACCACCTTTGACAGCCAAGCGCTGATGCTGGCGCACCATGTTTCCGCTTTGGTCGTTGTCAGCCATGATTAGCGTCCTCGTCCTGATTTGCGCTTGCGGGACTTGCCGGCTTTGCTCATCGCGATTGCGCTTGCTTGACGTTGCGGGCGCCCAGCAGCCATTTCCGTTTTGATGTTGGAAGAAACCACCTTGCGCGATTTGCCTGATTTGAGCGGCATTTGGCCTCCTAATGCAATCTCGGTAAGTGCAGACCACCGGCCAAGTCAGCCAGTGCGTAAATCAGCCAAATGGCTATTGCACAAACCACAATGACGTAAACGACCGTGCGGAATGGCTCGGCAATCGGCAGAACGCCGACGATCTTTTGCCAGCCCCATAGTAATACGCCAAGCACAAGCAGGACGACGACGATCTGGATCATGTGTCTGTCCTATGATGCAGCGCTCCGTGATCGACCGTTTCGAGGGCTGGTTGTGATCGTCTCGGCGCGCGTCGCGGTTGCCCGCGAACGGAGTTTTCGGCGCGAATTGGGATGATGCGCGATGATGGGTGCTTCGCCGTACGGCTGTCAAGTGCCACCTGCAAAACCCCACAGTTTTGCCAGCGACTCCAAGCCATCCCGAAACATGAAACCGATTTGCCGCGCGCCTCGATCTGTTATGTACCCGAGGTCTGTTGCCGTCGTGGCTATCGACTTGCGCTCTGATAGCACCGAGAAAATTACCCGGTTCACCGTCGCGTCCAGGTGCTTGTAGGCCTCGGTTAAAGCCCTGAATGCCTTGATCTGTGGATCAGTGAGGAATTCAGGAATTCGCCCCCCGTCCACAGCCTCCTTTGTCGGATCGATCGCCCTGATAACCCCAACCGTGGCGCATTCGTGCAGCATTTGCCATTTGCGACCTGCTGCGAGCTGGGCGTCATCGATCTGCCGGCGCGCGTGCATTCCAGCCAGTGGGTCATCACGAACAGAGCGGATAACCTGAATTTTCTCGCCAATTTGCGAATATGGGTCCGCAACAATCGCAATCGCCACCGAGGCGTTATAGGGCAAGTCCGACGATAGGCGATCGTGGACTTTGGCGGTGTTTTCCCGTTTATTCATCGGACTTTTCCCACTTTTCGCCATTCCAGCGCCACCCCTGCTCGTTCAGTTTTTTCTCGGTGTCGATAATTGATTTTGCGAGGTCGCAAGCCTCCGCGACTTCGGCCGGGTTTGGCATGAATTTCAGCCGACGCGGAATGCCGGTTCGTGGGTCAGTCACACGCTGGATTACGTCAGGCTCGTAGTCTGCCAAGATCGCGGTGACGGCCGCAGTGTATGTTTCCGGATCGTTTGCATCACCCTTTCGATAGCAACCGAACAGGAGTTTCGCCCTCTCCGCTGCGAATTGGAGGTGGTCTGTCGAGATCGCGGACACGCTCGATGAGGCTGCTAATTGCTGGCATGACATTGCCGGTAGATGTTCCATTGCTCACCACCCTTTTCCCTTGTGTTTGTTGATCGTTTTGACGGTCGCGCCACCCGTTGAGCACCGCCTTGTCGAGATAATTTCGGTGCTTCCCGCGCAATCCTGCACAGGTCGCCATGATGAAATCCTTGGGGATTGTTTGATTGAGCCAGGTCTGAACGATGTACGGGAAGCCGCTCCACTCGGGGGCTTCTCGATCCGCTTCCATCGATTTCAAAACGCTATCGGATAGTTCGAAGGCTTCCGGTGAAATCAAAGGCTCGCGCGCCTCTCTCTCAATAACTTTCGTATCCTCTCCTATCCTATCCTCTCCTATCGTATCAGGCGGGATGGTTCTTAGATCATTCTTGGAATGGTCCGAGAATGGGTCTGGATACTTCGGTAGCTGAGGCTTATCGATGCGTTGGTGCTTCCACCCTGAAATGTAAAAATAGTCTTTCCCGTCATGGGAATAGCGTACAATCAATTGGTTGATTTCTAGCTCAGTGAGCAGCGCAAAAATTTGTTCTTCGGTGAACTGGTCAGCCGGGAAAACCTCTGCCTTAGCCTGCTTGGCGCTGTATGGATGCCGCCCTGCGTCGTCGGCAAAATTCCACAGCCCAATGAACAGTAGGCGAGCATTCGTGGAGCATTCCAAGACTTGGGCGCTTGTCCAAAACTCAGGTTTGATCGATCGAATACGACTCACTGCGTTGCCTTGCGGTTGGGATTAGCGGAACGCGGTGAAAACTAAAAGCCGCCACGCCACGTTGAGTTTTTCTTCGGACGGTTATGTGGAGGGCGCGCGATAGACCGCTTGAGGTGGCCGGCGCAGTATTGTCTCCCTTTGAACGGCTCTGCCCCGCAAAAGAAAAAATCGGGAGCACTGACCTCGCCCACAGGCCACCGGCATGTGTGGGCTGTTAACTGCTGCAGGGTCTTGCGTTGCTCTGCCGGTATTTGCAAATCGACGACGCTAGGCAAATCCTCAAGGGGTATTTCGTTGATGAACTTGGCTTTGCCGCCGCTGCGTTTTTCTATCCTTAGTCTCGGAGTGCGGTTCCCCACGTTGGGGAGGGATGTTTTTGTTACCCGTTCCGGGAGGTTGAGCCTGTGAACCTTCCCGATCACCGCGCTTCGCGTAATGCCGCCCATTTGCGCGGATATTTTCGAGGCCGATAAGCCTTCGCCCCACAGAGCAACTAGGGTTTCAACGCGCTGCTGTGTCCAGCCAGATCGAGGGGCTGTGTATCGGAATTGAACTATATTCTCGTTTACCCGCTGTTTTTGTTCGGCGGTTTGGTTGTTGAGCATTCCCTTACCCCTTCCGATTGTTCAACTCTGGCGCTATCCAAATTGCTAAGTGCACGAGCTGCGCCGAGCAGCGCAGCAATGTCCTCGCGGTGAAAATCCTGATCCCGCACGTTGAGTGCTTCAGCCAGGCTTTGAAATTGTCGAGCGAGGTTGCGTGCTTCATGGCGTCCGGCCGCCTCCCGGAATTTTGAAACTGTACGGTGATGCGGGTCAGCGATTTCGCCATAAAACAACGCTTTCGCTTGCCTGTAGGATGCGCCGGAATTGCGAGCCGCGCGCCTTAGCCAACTCTCTCGGGTGTCCGTGTCGAGCCGGGGCCCCGCCACCGCTGCAACTAATTCGCGCATATTTACACCGGACAACTTTTCCAAACGCACGGAAACCTCCATGTCTAGGGTTGCGACATGGATGACGCGGCTACACCCGAGAAACTCCCTCGCCTGTCCGACGAGGCTTTAGCGTTGTTCTTTCGACAGGACGCCTACTCCGCGACTGTCGATCTCAGGCCCTTGCTCGCTCTGGAAAGCGAATTTGGGCCAAGCGTCCTTAAGGCCGCCAACCTGTGGAGAGTCCAACCAAGCTCGGTGGTTCGTTGAAAAGACAGCAGTCATGATGCAGCAACCCAAACAGTGGCCCTTCGGCCAGAGCGGGTCCGCGCATAGCGTCCGCTGTCTTTGACATGTTCGAGGATTTGTAATTCTCGGCGGCGCGGCCGAAGCGTGTTGCCGGCAAGCCCTAATGCCTCAGCGATCGCTTCGTCAGTTGCGCCTTCGGCGTGGTCCATCAAGTAGGCCAACACCCGCTGGCGATCATGCCCGCTTGTTTTATCGACCGAGCGCGCGGCTTCCTGGCTGGTCGTGCTGTTCCGCTGGTAGGGCGCGCGGAGGGATTGATCGGTGAAGGCGTTCATGCGGCCAACTCCATCTCGGGAGCGAGCGCAAGTGAATTTCCGTCCATGTGACGATTTGTCCGTGTTTTCCACAGACTGGTATCTCGATGCCGGTCAAAAGTGTGTGTGGTTCCCAACATTTTGGGCAGGCAAGATATTGATCCACAACGCCCATTCGTTAAATTGTTTCGATATCCCGAAATCTTATGGCGCTTTACCACATTTGCCGGACGGTTCCGGGAGTAGCGTTGTCCCTGTAAAAAACAGGGAGGATAACAATGGCTTTTTGGGTCGTGCCCCCCGTGGGCCTGATCGAACCGGTGCCAGCGCCGGAGTTCTACATCGATCGGATTGCAGCTATCGAGTTGATCGGCGCCGACGCTCGCGTGTATCTGGCGAGCGAACATTTGTCTTTGGAAGTGGAAGGCGCGACGCCGCAGAATATCGTGTCCGTGAAAGTTCGCGGGCCGCTGCTGCAGCTTCCGATTATTCTCGCTCAGCTCGTGAGTTGCTTGGTTCCCACCAGAATCGATACGATCCCCGCACGCGGGCCGCCGGAAGGCAGCAAGCCGTTTCTGGTGCGGTAGATTACTCATTCGGCGGCCTGCCCTACTTCAGCGAGCAAACTTTCCAGCGCCATCAATGCGGGGCCGCGCTTCGGCGGCGCGTCTGTCTCCCACCGATGCACGGTGCTTTGATCGATGCCGAACCGCGCGCCGAAAGCAGCTTGGCTTTCCTTCAGCGCCGCACGGGCTTTTCTCACTTCGTCCGCAGAAACCATGAAGCTTACTATGCATAACGCATAGTCGGTGTCAATGCCTAATGCATAGGCCCGTTCTGCATAATGCGTTCATGAAGGAAGCGCACCACCGCTTGCAGGAAGCGCGCGAGCTGGCGGGCTATAAGACCCCCACAGACGCCGCCAGGGCCCTCAGGATCGCGCAGCCAACTTATCTGGCCCACGAGAACGGCTCACGCGGTTTTAAAGCACAGGCGGCCCGCTACGCGAACTTCTATCGCGTAGACCTCCGATGGCTGCTTACCGGGGTCGGTGCCCCACGCGGAAATCCCATTGAAATAACGCTTTCTCAGCTTTCCGAGGAAAAGCGCAGGCAAGCTATTGAATATATTGAATTTCTAGCAAAATCACAAAAATAGGCATTTTCTCCGATTCTGCGCTGTGCATAATCTGAAAATATCTTATGCATTTTGCATTGACAGACCCTATGCAATATGCATAATGGGCAAATCAACACGGGGAGCGCACATGTCCTTCATCACCGAAGCCCACAGCCGGTTACTTGCCAAGCTTGCGGCGCTCAATCCTGCCGACATGCCGATGTATCCGACCTCGGAAGATTTCGACGACCGCGCCGAGCATGTGAACAACCTCAAAAGCCTGTTGGTCGAATACCTTCACGCGCTGGCGACCGATGGCAAGTCGAACGCCACCACCAATTCAATCAACTCGGAAGTCGCTGGCTACGTCTCGGACGCCCTGAGCGACTTCGCCGGGCAGTTCACGGAAGAGGCGGACAGCCTGCGGGAGGATGAGCCGAGCCGGTCGGACTTTCAGGAACACAATACGCACAACTATGCAGCATCGGGAGCGCGATAATGACCGACCATTTTGAAATCGAGAGCGGCATTCCGGTCCCTACGAAGAAAAAGCGCGGGCCGCAAAAAGGCATCTCAAAATACAGGTTCCAAGACCTTCAAGTTGGCCAGTCGATTTTTGTCCCGGCCGATGGTGAATACGTCGAAAAGGTGCGCAACCGTATTACGGCCTCAGTGAGAAATTGGCACAAGGATACCAAACTCAGGTTCACCACCCAAGTTTATCAAAATGGCGAAGCCCCGCAAGGTGTTCGCATTTGGCGGGTTGAGTGATGATCGCCGCCCGCCAAGCCTCCAATCTTCTTTCCGCAATCGCGCTGGTGGTTGTCATCTGTGCATTCGCAGCGGTGATGCCATGATGGACAGCAATGATATCGGAGCGCCGATGGATAGCGCTCTTTCCGTCAGTGACGGCGGCAAGTTGCTGGTGAAAATCTACGCAGACGGAACGATTGAGTACGGCGAAGGCTATACGCCAGACGAGGCCGCCAAGACGTTCTGGAATGCAATTGCCTATCACCATCCGTTGCGCGAGCAGACGCTTCTTGAGCATGCCGCGCCGGACATGCTCAATGTTCTTCATCGCATCAACGCCAACTTTAGCCGCCTACAGAGCACCGATGAAGAGGCGGATATTTTCAAAGCGATTGATGCCGCCATCGCCAAAGCTACGGGGAAAACCCCATGACGAGTTTCGCCCCACGGCCCCTTGCCCCCCAAGCCCGTGCAGGCGACGGCCGGGACGTTGGTTCCCCTGATGTCTCGGCCGACCCTTACGATGTGTACTGGGTTGATGCAGCCCGACGCGCATTCACCCGCCACTGGCACGAAGATCACGACGCAATCGACACGGCAACGGAGTGCTACAAATGAGTGCAGCCGCGAAACAAGAAATCCAGACTATCGAGCCACGCGCCGTCGCACAGACGCCGATGGACTTGCTCAATAGCGCCGTGATGAGCGGCAACATCGAGCTTGCCGAAAAGCTCATGGGCTTGCAAGAGCGGTGGGAGGCCAATCAAGCTCGCAAGGCGTTTGATGCCGCCGTCTCTGCCGCCAAGGCGGAATTGAAGCCAGTTCTCCGAAACCGGCAGGGACACAATCAAAAGAGGTACGCCGACTTTGCCGCGATTGCATCGTCTGTCGATCCGGTCATCAGCAGGTTCGGCCTGTCCTATCGCTTCCGCAGCGAACAGGGCGACCGCATCAGCGTGACGTGCATCCTATCGCACAAAGACGGCCACTACGAGCAGACGACGCTTTCCGGCCCCGCCGACACGACCGGCAACAAGAACGCAATCCAAGCTATCGGGTCCACCCTCACCTATCTGCAACGCTACTCGCTCGTTCAAATGCTTGGCATCGCCGCGTCCGATGATGATGACGGCGCGGCCGGGAACGCTGGCGAGCGGATCACGGAAGCGCAGGCAATCGAGTTGATTGATCTGTGCGAAGCGGTCGCCGCTGATCGCGGCCGGTTCCTGAAATACCTCAAGGTCGAAACCTTGAGCGATCTGCCGGCCAAGCGATTTGCGGAAGCCAAGCAGGCTCTTGAAGCCAAACGCGGTGCGAAATGACCGATATCATCCAAGGCTCACCGGAATGGTTCGCTGCGCGTCTCGGCAAGGTCACGGCCTCGCGAGTTGCTGACGTGATCGCCAAGACGAAAACCGGCTGGGGCGCCAGCCGTCGAAACTACATGGCAGAGCTGATTGCGGAGCGGCTGACCGGCACCAATGCAGCGTCCTACACCAACGCCGCGATGCAATGGGGCATCGATACCGAGCCGCAGGCACGGGACGCCTATTGCTTCCGCTCCGACGCGGACGTGACCGAAATCGGCTTTGTCGATCACCCGTCGATTGCCATGACTGGCGCATCGCCGGATGGCCTGATCGGTGACGCCGGCATGGTCGAAATCAAATGCCCGAACACGGCCACGCATATCGAAACGCTGGAAGGCGAGGAAATCGACGGCAAGTACATCACGCAGATGCAATGGCAAATGGCCTGCACCGAGCGCCAGTGGTGTGACTTCGTTTCCTTCGATCCGCGTATGCCGGAATCTATGCGGCTGTTTATCAAGCGCGTGCCGCGCGATGCCGCGACCATCAAGACGCTGGAAACGGAAGTGGCCGCCTTCCTGGCCGAAGTTGATGCCAAGGTAGAAAACCTTCGCCGTCTATATGAAACGAAGATCGCCGCATGAGCCGTTATTTAATCAACGTCAACTCGACTGCCGACCGTGAGCGTGCCGCGCGTATCGTTTTGGCCGCGCCATTCGGTTGCCGAGTTGAAATCAAGGCCGCCAAGCGCTCACTGCCTCAAAATGATCGCATGTGGGCCATGCTGACGGAGATAGCGCAGCAGTTGCCTTGGCACGGAATACGGCTACGGCCGGATGACTGGAAATTATTGTTTTTGGACGCCCTCAAGCGCGAGCTGCGGAACGTCCCGAACCTGGACGGGTCAGGCTTCGTGAATATCAATCAGTCGTCATCCGACCTTACCAAATCGGAAATGAGCGATTTGATTGAGCTTATTTTTGAGTTCGGTTCGCGCCATGGCGTCAAGTTTGCTGACGACGCGAGGGCGGCATGATTAAGCAACCGCGCGTCGAAAACAAAAGACACCTTGCTTTCATCCGCACCATTCCGTGCGTGGTGTGCGGCGACAATACCAGCGTTGAAGCCGCGCACGTTCGGCTATCGGACGGCAGGATAGCCAAGAAAAACCCAGGCGTTGGGCAAAAGCCGGACGACAGATTCACGCTCCCGCTATGCGGCGCACACCACCGCGAACAGCACTCGATGAGCGAGGAAGAATTTTGGTTCGTGAAATACCGAATTGATCCAGTTCTAGTCTCGCTGGCGATCTATTCGGTGAGTGGGGATGCGGAGCGAGCAGAGCAGATCATCAGGCGATAGCATTCGAGGCATATGTGAACATGG